TGAGTCAGGGGATACGGGAGTAATAACAAATATTGCAGATAACTCTATCGCTCTAACTGCCGTTGATTCTGTTACTGACAATGCTGGTGAGGCGGAATTTCAAATTAGTGGAACCATCCCGGAAGTAGGGCAGAGAGTTATACTTCAAAATTTCACGACTGAAACAAGTTATAACCAGACAATTCTAGTAACAGCACAGGGGGCATCATTTTTTAGAGGAAAAATTGAATCAAGTGGGGTGATAGTTCCTTTTGTTCAAAATGATACGACAGGGGACTATCAATCTAATTCTGCAACAGTTACTTCTACAGCGCATGGGCAAAGTAATGACACTCCATTGTTAGTAACCGATACCATAAATTTTAATGCTGGTTACGATATTTTCTTTGTTCAGACAAATACATTTAACATAAATTTGAGTGCCGCTTTTCCTGGTGTTGAAACTACAGGAAATTGGGATGTAGGAAGCTTAACCGAAGAAGATAAACGGATGAGCTTACAGCAAAATGGTGATCAGAAAGACTCAATGATTGCTGGTGGTTGGGCTTTAAGCGGGAACGTTTCTGCTACTACCGTTGCTTCAGGCGTTTTTAATGATATAGACTTTACTGGGGGTTCATCCCTTACATATAACGAAAGATTAGTTCTCGTAAATCCAGTTAATGGAGCTGTTCGCTATGATGGGCTTAGTCCTTCTACGGAAAGTATTCCATTAGAATTTTATATTATCCCTAATAATAACTCTGATCGTGAGTACGATTTTAAATTACTGATTGATTCGGGTTCTGGTTTTGTTGACCTTCCTGATTTAATTGTGACAAGGGTTAATGTCAAGGGCACGAATACGCTTTTTTCAACAAGAAGAACCGTTTTGCTTGCACCAGGGGACATATATAAATGGGTTCAGGCAGGAGTAGGCACCACGAACGGATTTACCGCTGAAAGAGGTTGTTCAACTATTTAACAATTAAAAAAAGGATCACTTTTATGGATGAGAACACAACGCCACAAGAAACAACTGAAACTGAGGAAGTTCAAGGTAAGGACAACAGGCCACCCGAAGCCGCAAAGGAGAAAACGGAGGCCGAGAAGAAAGCGGAAGCCGAAGCCCAACAAAATATTGAGGAAGCCGCCCGAAAAGCGAGATTGAATCAGGCCGAGCTGGATATTCATACTTTATATAATTATGCGGTGCAGTCTCCAAATTTTATGAACAACTCAAAACATTGCATGAGCGGTTATATCAGGCTCATTGCTCTGGTTGAATTGTTGTCTGGTCCTCCTCCTCCACTTGAAGCGACACCGCAAGACCGGGCCGCAAAACGCCGAGATCAAAAGGAACTGGAGAAGGGCCGAGAACAGGCTGAAAAAGCAAAGGAAACTTTAGGGGAATAAATGAGATGGCCGAACCACATAAGGGGATTGCTTTTGAGTATGGAGTTTTCCTTACTGATTTCCTGGACCCGAGCAAGTTTAATCCTGCGCCAGTTATTGCATTGGGTGATGTGCAAATCAGTAAAGACTTTGGCTCGTATACGAATCTCGGCACCATTCCTACGGTCATTGATGAGGGGAGGGTCAAGGTGATATTGAGTGCTCTTGAAATGACAGCAGAAAATGTATCAGTTTTATTCAGGGATCAGTCTGGTGATTCATGGAAAGAGCAGGCGCGAGAATTTAGTTTGGGAGAAGGAAACTCAGAAAAAATTATGGAAATTCTAACGGGTGATCACATTGAAGGAAGAGACAGGCTGATTGTGAATAAGCGTGGAACGACAACTACATTGATTGATAAAGATATTACCGGCAGTCTTTTGAGTCCGAATGTGACTGTACGAACCCTGGATCACCCATAATGTCTTTATGTCAATACTGGCCTTTGCATTGGGGAGAAGTAGATCAATTGATTATTGTGAATGGTTTAACCGCTATAAATGCTGATGTTGGTCCTGTTGAGGGTCAAGGGAAATCTGGCCCGGTGAAAGGGACTGGTGGATCCCCTAATGTTTCAGGTACCGGTGGTTTCAGGAAAACTGGCGGGTCTGGTGGAGTTGGAAAAATAAGAGGAAGCGGAGGGGGATGTGGCTAAACCAACACAAATAAGACAGGGTGGAGATTTACCGTTCTCTTTTAATCTGGATGGCGATTCCTTAGAAGGTCGAACCTGCACTATTTACGTCAAGCAGCATATTAAGGATATCTCTACTATTACCAGGGAGATACCACTCAACGATGATAGAACAGCCTTTGAGGGATTTTTAACTTCAGCAGAAACTATGGGTTTGAGTGTAGGGTTATGGCATATTTTTGCAGATATGGTTGATATTCTTACGGGCCAGGATCGACAAATAGCGAGTGGCACCGTCCGATTTGAGGTTGGGGAAACTGTTGTCGATTCAGTGGTTCCGGCTACCATTATTAATTCGGTTTCTCTGGGGACAGTCATTCCATCAGGTGGAAACTTTGCAAGGTTTAATTTTACGGCAGGCCCTTCATTCACAATAGGTCAAGCAGTAACGATTGCCGGTTATACCACCAATACTTTATATAACGATAGCGGCCTTATCGTGAATAAGGAGAATGATTTCATTGAAATAACATCGAACACAACTTTTCTCGCTATTAAATTTGGGACTGATGAATCAGGGGGCAGTATTTCAAGTTGATCAGAATAATACGATTCTGATAGGTCAAAAAATTAACTGTATAGGGGGTTTACAAATGGCAAGAGATATCAAATCTTCACATAACACTGGTAGAAAACGAAGCAACGGAACGAAACCAAACAGGCCGAATGGAACGCGCAGGAAACCAAGGAAGCCGAAAAGGAAATAATAGGAAAAATCGCTAAAATAGAGCGTTAAATGGCGATTATTTTGAAATAGGATAATAATGGAAGAAGAACCCAAAGAAGAAGAGGAATTGTCTGACCTTCACCAGGCGTTTGTCGATGAGTATGTGATAAGTAGGAACGCGACCAAAGCTTATCAAAAAATCTATGGTTGCTCCTATGAAAGTGCCAATGCCAACGCATCTCCTTTGATGAAAATTCCGAAAATTCAAGCGGCAATTATTGAAGCAATGGAGGCATCTTCTAAACGCTGTCGCATCGACCAGGATTGGGTTTTAACCCGTTTAATAGAAACGACTGAGCGTTGTATGCAGAATGCCCCGGTACTGGATAAAAAAGGCGACAGGGTTCGCATAGAAACCCCAGATGGTGAGGATGCGGTGGCCTATACTTTTCAGGCTATGGGTGCTTTAAAAGGAATTGAACTGGCTGGAAAGAACTTAGGAATGTTTAAAGATAGGGTTGAATTAGAAGGCGAATTGAAAGTAACTAAAATTGAAAGGGTAATCGTTAAGCATGACAGCAACCCTGCAAATTAAGACAGCTCCTATTCTGGAGCCCATGCTGGAACCAAGCCGATACAAGGCTATCTATGGTGGTCGGGGTGCTCTCAAGTCCCATTTCTTCAGCGAACTTGGGATTGAGAGAGCCTTGATGCAACCCGGATTCCGCATGGTCTGTGTTCGTGAAGTGCAGAAGTCTTTGAAAGAATCGGCTAAACGCTTGATCGAGGACAAGATTGAAAGGTTTGGTGTGATGGGTCAGTTCAGGGTGCTGAATGACAGCATAGAAACTCCCGGAGGTGGCGTTATTACTTTTCAAGGCTTGCAGGACCATACCGCAGAATCGATAAAAAGCCATGAAGGAAATGATGTGGCTTGGATTGAGGAAGCGCAGACTTCCTCCAGGCGTTCACTGGAATACCTGCGCCCCACAATCAGAAAAGAAAACTCAGAGATATGGGCTGGTTGGAACCCCAGAAACCCGAGCGATCCAATCGACTCTTTATTCAGAGGTTTGGAAGTACCCAAGAATGCAATAGTTATCCGGACCACCTTTGAAGATAATCCTTGGTTCCCTGCGGTATTGGAAGAAGAACGACAGTTTGATTTAAAGAATAACCCAGGTCGATACGCTCATATCTGGCTAGGTGATTATGAGCCAATGGCTATTGGTGCTATCTGGGATCGGCAGACTCTCCATGAACACAGGAAGCACGAGATTCCTGAAATGGGCAGAATTGTGGTTGCTGTTGACCCGGCAATATCTAATGAAGAATTTAGCGACCATCATGGAATTATTGTAGCGGGAGTGGGTGCAGATCAGCGCGGCTATGTTCTTGCTGATTGGTCCTTGAAAGGTTCTCCGGAACAATGGGCAACTCGCACGATAGCTGCTTACGATGAACACGAAGCTGATTGTATTGTCATTGAGATTAATCAGGGCGGCGATATGGTTAAACATACGCTGGATTCTATACGTCCTGGTCTACCAATCAGACAAGTCAGAGCCACAAAAGGGAAGCACGTTAGAGCCGAACCAATCAGCGCATTGTA